ACCTTCTTTGCAGTAGGCACCAGTGGGGAATCGCTTCTCATCCTTGTAAGCATCCGGCCCGAGCTTCAAAACAAAGCCCACCACGGTGGCCACTGTTTCGTTGCGAACAGTCTCTGTTGCTTTGAGGATGCCACCTTCAGTCTTTTCTTCGACTTCCGGTAGAGCAATCAAGAGCTTAAATCCCTTCGGATCAGGCAATTGCGTTGCTTTCTTCTCAGGGGGCGATTTCGCTTCTTTTGGAAGCGGATTAACGAGAGCAATACTTGTCATTACTACCTCTTTGCGTGGAACATTCCACGTTTGCGCTAAATCATTAGCTATTTTCGAGACGATCCTTAATATCCAGGATTTCTCGTTCTGCAAGGGCTAAGCCCTCGATTACTCCGCACAGTCTTTTGTACTCTGCGAAGTCTTGGCATGAACCCGTAGCGACGTTATCCGCGTACTCGTTCATGTATTTGCGGAGTTCTGATCTCAAAAACTCCAGCACTTGTTCAGCTTGCAAGAGAAATTACTCTCCAGTTATACGACGACCTAATTCTAGGCCCACATCCACGCCTTTTTGCATCTCGGCAGAGTCGATCTGCTTGCGATCCGTTTCGGCGCTGATAACAGTGTCGATCATACGCTGTTGTACCGCAGCTTGTGCAACTCTCTCTTGCGAACGAATGCGTTCGACCTCGATAGCGTTGCGAGCCGCAGCGGTTTGAGCGGATTGAGCGAGTTTTGCCGCCGCTTCTTGCGCTTTGCGCTGAACGTCGGCTGCGCGAATCTGCAGTTCCTTTTCCTTCTGCATGACAATCGGGTCTTGCAGCAGGGCTTGGTTCTTCTGCATCTCGGCAATCTTGGCTTGAGCAATCGACATCTGGCTTGCAGCCGCTGCAATAAGCGGGCTGAGTCGCTTTTCGACGTCGGCTGGCAGTACTTCGCCTTCGGTTGGCAGCGGGATACCCATCTGCTTCTCGACATCTTGGCGATACTGAAAGGCCAAGTGTTCGCGCACATGCGCATCGAGAGCCGCTGCCATAACCGGAAACGCCGGTGTGTTCTGCAGCATCTGGAAGGCTTGGCTTTGCTGAAGAGACATGTGAACCGCAATGTGCGCAGCGTGATCTTGGTACGCAAAAGCCTTGATCGGCTTCTGATTGATCACGTTGGAGTTCTCTTGCACCGGATCAATCGGGGTCTCCGACTCATCCGGCTTGATGATCTCATCGACATTCTTGATGCCCATGCTTTCGAGCATCTGACGGTGCAGCACCTTCATGTCATACAGCTGCGGGGCAGTCGAAGACAACTGCAATGCCGCTTGGCTCTGCATGATTCGCTGAGCCATGCTGTTGGCATTGGGGTCGCTGACCGGAATGACATCGATGCGATCATCGAAATCTTCGGACTTGATCTCGACGCCACCCTCAACCTCGTAAGGATATTCGGGTTCGTCGTAGTCCTTGATAATTCCAGAGAGTAGCTTTAGCTCCTGTCGGAACGAGGCATGCAATCTCGCCTGAATTGCACTCATGACTTTCATGGTGCGTTCAAGGATGGCGAGCGTGGTGCCGACCGGAGCCTCGGCATTCATGTCAGCCACCTTCATATCGGCAAGGGAGGCAAACCGCCGACCCTCATCGATGATGTTATTCAGGAGGCTATAGAGAACCGCCGAAGGTTCTTTGTACGGAAGGAACGTGATGTTGTCGCGGATGCTACCACCCGGCACATCGACATCGCGGAACTCACCCGGTGCGATGGGCGTGTCGTCGCCTTTGATGCGAAGACCACGCGCCTTGAGGCCACCAGGAAGGTTGGACAAAGTGCCTGCATCCACCAACTGCCGCAGGATGCTGGTCGCACTCTTTGCCAACCCACCAATCAGGTGGATAAGGCCGAAGGCATAGAAACCGACCCCCGGCAGATAGCGGTAATGCACAAAATGATCCCGCTTCTTTTTAAGCGGGTCAGATTCTTCCCAGTTACGGCGAATCGCCAAGATCTTTCGAGAACTCTTGTCGATGGTCACCACGTAGGGCAATGCGATTCCGGTCTCGGAACCACTCTCATCCTGATCCTCAAAACCCGCAAGATCAAGATCAACCAGCATTTCAATGATCTGATAACGATTATCGCCATCTCCACTGGGCGACACACCGGACAGCTCGTCCTCTTTGGTGCGAATGTCGCTGGAGATGTTGACCGGATCAGCTAAATCGATATCGCGGTAGAAGCCACCGACTTGCAGCTTGCGAACATCATTGCGCGTCTTGCGCATGACATGCGATACACGCTCGGCAGTCTCTAGATCGCTGGCTCCATAGGAGACCACGAGATCTTCGGCGGGTACAAACATCGACACCGGGCGATTTAGCTGCGGGTCGAAGTAGACCTTGCGGAAAGCACTGCCTGCCAAAGCCAGCGAGAACAGCATCTTCTCCGTTTCGGAGCGATATTCCACCATCCGCTCGGTGAGCAGATAGTTCATGTAGTCCTGAACTCTGACCGCCTGGCGGTCTTTGTCCTCGGTGTGCTTACCGATCACTACGCCACGGACTGGGCCTTGGGCAGGGAAGATTTCGGTAATCGCCTGTGCTTGAAACCTAACGACTGCCTCAGTGAGCAGCGGGTGGAACACGCCGCAAGCACCCGGCCATGGCTCGGTACGCTCTTCGATCTTTAGGCCAAGCAAGCTCAAGCCATTGATGTAGGTCTTTTCCCAATCCGAACGAGAATCTTTATCGGATTCAAACAAACCCACAAGTTCATTGGAGAGCGAAGCGAGATCGCCATCACTCATGAAGTCAGCAAGGTTGGCGTCGTGGTCGGTAGCTACCGCAGCTTCGGAACCGCCCAGATCAATCTCAACACTGCCATCTTCATTGATGGTCATGGCCGGGGCAGCATCGCCCATCGCAATGACATCGATCTCAAGTTCTGCGACTTGAGCATCAGGATCATCTGCAATTAGCGGAACCAGTGCCTTGTCGATGGCCATGAATTACCTATTTGACAGGGCCGCCAACAATCCATGCATCGCATGTCCTGTCACCGGCACACTTAAAATGAAAGAACTCACAATACCCTAAATTAGATGCTTCGATAACATCTTTGGCATTGCTTTCATGCGGCTCATCACCACCCTCTATCCCTTTGGTGATGCACTCCATCATCTGTGGAGTCTGGATAAAGGCGGCACAGTTACCGCATCGGGACTTCTTGGCTTCTACTGCGGGAACCATCCACATGTCCGACTTCGCTTGCCAGAACTTGCGGCTTGGTTCGTTAGGATTTAGTGGGCCATAACCATATTCCTTGATCGCATGGTTACGGTTTTTCAGATTTACATGGACATCTTGCGTGGCAACCGGGCAAGCCTTGAGTCCTTTCTTGTAGGACTTGCGAATTTCGCTGGCCACTGCCTCGCGCTTAGCCGATGCCATTAGATCATCTTCCTGTCTATGTAAACCTTCTCTACATTCCCGCCAACGGCTTTCTTTTTAGAGGTTGGCTTTTCAACTTTTCCAATAAAGTTCAGAAACGGAAACTTCGATCGCAACTCGATAGCATCTTTCGGTAAATCTTCTGTTTTAATGTAAGGACTAGAAGAATTTATCTGATAGTTTTTGCCAACTATATCTGAAAAAGCATTCTTTACGACCGTTGATAAAGAAGCATCTTCTTCAGAGGGAGATACTAACTCTTTCAAAAAGGGATGTTTTAGGATGTAAGCCTCTCTATCTTTATCAGAGGCTCCCCACGCCATCTTCCTTCTTCGAGCGTAATCAGAGTCTTCAGTGCCTTTGTAAAACTCTGGGTCTTCACGAATTGCCGCGTCATAAACTCTGCGTAGATTTGACGTATAGGCCGGATACGATGTCGATCCATACATCAGATCGTAAAAGCGGTTTATAAGCTCATCCTTTTCTGGATTAAAGCTCCAAGACTTTTCATGCCTGAGTTCATGAGTAAATGTGTTGGGATTCGCATTCCTGCCAACCCCGATAATGGTTTTACCTTCAGGTACCCTTTCGCCATCTTGCAAGGCGGAAGAGAAGTCTTTGGTTATCTTGGACGCAACCTGAGCCGGTGTACGTCCTTTTTCGACCATTGGTCTTGCATTAAAGCCAGAATAATAGCTGTAAGCGTCAGGACGCCCAAGCATGTACATTTTCTTTAAGTTCTCAGGCGTCACCAATTCCTGGAACTGACCACCTATTTTCGAACGCAGCAAAGCCTCAATCCCAGGAGACTCTGGAGAGCGGCCTCTAGCCTGCTCATCAAGCTCTTCAAAGTACCGCCTAGTGTTGGGTGGCATTAAATCATTTTCCTATCTATGTAGACCTTCTCTACATTACCGCCAACTGCTTTCCTTTTCGGGGTCATGGCAGTGTTTATGAATTCTACCAGCGCTTTATTTCTTGGGTGGCTAGCAATTTTCTCAAACTCACTTAAAGAGTCGGCATATTGCTGGCTGCTTTCGTAACCGCTGTTTCCAGTTCCAACCCAAGCAGATCCGAGGGGTATGCCAAGTCTCTTGGCCACCTTGTCTTTATTCGCCAGCCTTACTGCAAATGCAGCTGCTTGTCCGGTAATCCCTTGCTTCAGAAGCTTTTCGTAAAGCTCCCTGTCACCTTTCATGGCAGGATCATAGTTTACATCGTTCTGAAGTGCGTACTTGACACCCTGTGGATCACCCTCAAGGGCAGACTTTGGCACAACAGGATCTACGCCAAAAACACCAGACATTCCCTGGCCTTCCTTCAAGGCTAAAGCAGCAAGCTGCTCAGAAGATAACTGCGGAACCCCATACGGCTCCCCCAGTTTCATTGCCATTACTTTTGCATAAAGCTCTGGGGCATTTAGCTTTGTCGGCAAAGTTTCTATTCCAGTCTTTCCGCCATATCGCCCAGTGGGGTCTGCCCTGTACCCACTTACGTTATCTGGAAAGGAGGTTAAATCGACATCTAACCCTTTTAGCCAGTGACCCAGATTAGTCTGTCTTTCCCATTCTTTAAGACGATTCTTTTCAGCAATCTCTTTTCTAATGGTTTCTCGACTCTTTGGAGGGTTTTTTACTGGCATCACTACAACCCTTCAGTAATAGTTGATGCGACGGCGCCGAATCTTCTCCATCGGCTCATCGCTATCGATTGATATGAACCCGCCCTGCCTGAATCTCAGAAGGGCTTGGGTGCTGGAGTCTACCAAGTCATCATGCTCGGCGTTAGGGAAGGCTGCGAATTCCTCAACAACCTCTTCTGCCCAGCGAGTCTGCGGTGTCCACACGACACCACTAGAAAACAAATCGCTGACCGCATTGACTCTGGCCACCTTGTCATTACCGCGACTCGGGGTGAACTCCGATACCGGAATACCCATCGCCCGAAGCTCATAAATCAACGGTGCGCCAGCGGCCTTGGCTTCCACAATGAAGGCATCTGGGTTGTACTGCATGTACATCTCATATGCCTTTTTCTTTAGTTCCGGAAATTCCATGCGTTCTTTCACAGCGTCCAATAGGATGATGTTGTTCTGTGTTACGCCGGTTTCCGGATTTGGATACTTAAACACGCCCCAAGTGGTGCAGGCGGAGAAGTCCGAGGTTTGCTTCTTGGTGAAAGCGGTGTCCCAGGACTGGATTAAAAACTCACAAGGCGGTGGGTCTTCTCTTTCCCATACCCGCCACCATTCTCGCTTAACAATCGCCCCTTCTTCAGAGGTCGGATTCTGCTGGTACTGAGCCGACCACTTACCTGTCGGCAGTTCCGACCGAATGGCTTCTAACTCACCTAGCGACCAGAACTCTGGCCACAACGCATTGCCCGAGGGCAAGATCGCGGGAAGCTCAATCACTTCCCATTCATCGGTGCCGCCTCGCTCAATGGAAGCTTTTAGCACCCTGCCTGTCAGATCCCGCTGATGCCAGCGGGTCATCACGATAATGATGGCACCACCTGGCTGCAAACGCTGCCGAGGGCCGGAGGTGTACCACTCATAGGTCTTGTTGTAGACCGCAGGATCGCCTAAGGCAGCCTCCTGCTCACTATGGGGGTCATCGATGATCAGAAGGTCAGCACCCTTACCAGTGACTGCACCCCCAATACCGATGGCGAAATACTCACCACCCTTGTTGGTACTCCACCGACCTGCGGCCTTGGAGTCTGCCTGCAAATCCACATCGGGGAAAATCTTGTGGTAGTCGTCGGAGGCTACGAGGTTCCTTACTTTACGCCCGAATCCGACCGCCAGTTCCGCTGTGTGCGAACACTGGATGATCTTCTTGTTAGGGTAGTTACCCAAAAACCAAGCCGGCAGCATGTAGGAAGCAAACTCAGACTTGGTGTGACGAGGAGCCATGTTGATGATCATGCGCTTGCACTCACCATTAGCTACCCGCTCAAAAGCCTTGGACATCACCTTGTGATGACTGCCCTCGATGAAGGCTGGCCACTGGCTTTTCACAAACTGGAGGAAGCCCCGCTGAGCTTTCTCGATCTCACGGGCTTTCTCTAGCTCTTCAACCAGATGCAAAATCTCCGCCTTCTGAGCATCAGGCAGCAACGAAATCTTGCCTAGCAAATTAGGGTCGAGGTTGAGAATAAGAACTGCCTAGAAAGCCGCGCGGTACAGCGTTTATATATACACCATGCCGAGGAGCTTTAATAGCTCCGAGGCATAACCCCCTGCAAACAGTACTGACTTAATACAGACTTTACGTTGGAATACCCGGGGGTTCTTAGGGGGGATTTCCCTCGATTTTAGCATGCTACC